TTATATGGTAACACCTTATGCAATTATGAGTGATGGAGTAATTGGAAAGGATACAAGTATCCATAAAGCTACTTGTCCCACAGCAATTGAGATGGCAGCATCTCCTATAGATCTTTCTAAAAGAGTAGTTATACTAGATGAAGGGCCAAGACCTGAATACTATGGTGGTAAGGATAATACTTATGAAGTATTCAGTGTTTTAGAAGCTTGGGAATTAGATCAGGATTTCTATTTAGGCAACGTAGTCAAGTACTTAGCTAGAGCAGGTAAGAAAAATATTTCTACAAAAAAAGAGGATTTACAAAAAGCTTTAGTATATTTACAGAGAAGAATTGACAGTTTATGATACTCAAAGGTATACTTTTTACTATAGGACTTATTGCTATTGCTATTTTGTTTTTAGTACAAAATGCATTTAGTAAACCTATATATAATAAAATGTCTAATATGTGGCAAGAAGATTCTGAAGGAAGACAGATTGCACATGCTGTAATTATTGCTATGGTAGTTATAGGATTTCTTTTAGGCTTATTGGTAGGTTAATTCTGCTGCCCTCTCAATATAAGATCCTCGGAATTTTTCCGGGGATTTTTTTTATTCAATAATTTTTTGTATATTATAGTATATTATAATTAAAATAAAATCTTATGGCAACTTATCCAGAGTATGAAAATGTAGATAATGCTAGATCTACGATGCCTGAGTACAAGTCTAAACTTACTCAGATGTACCAGTACCTTAACAGGTCGGTAAATAAGTTTTTCTTTGATTGGGGTACTAAAATTTCAACACAGAGAGTATATGCAAACAATGCTGCAGCAATAGCAGCAGGTTTGAAACCTGGTGATTGGTATGTATCTGTTTCAGGAACAGACAAAGTTGTTAAAATTGTTCAATAATTAAAATTTATCAGTCATGGCAGAAGCATTAGTACCGGCAACTGTAGATACCATTTCTCCAAAAGTATATGGGATATCTTCAATAAATACATCCGGTGAAGAAAAAGCAGCAGAACTTACTGACTTGTTCAGATCAATTTTAGATTATGGAGTTTTTGATTCTATAGAAGAAGCATATGCAAATGGTGTTCCAGCAGGAGCATTAGTAGTAATTGATGATCCAGCAACTCCTGAAGTTGAATTTAATATTCAGGTAGTAACAGAAGTTTACAGATAAGAATAATCTTAAATAAACTATTATGTCAAATAGTATAGGAGACTTAAGAAATAGTGGGTTACAGGGGAATAACTTCCCCTGGCAACTCAAAATGCTAAAAGGGTTACAAGCTCTTATAGATAGTGGTTGTTGTGATGAAATACTTGCTTTGTTAGCACCTCAAGCAAGAAAAGCAATTGTTGACAGAGTAACTGGATCATGGACTAATAATGACGATACTTATAGTTTTTCAGTAGCTAATGTAGGTAGTGCAAATGGTATAGTAAATGGAGCAACTATTAAACCAGGAGAAATAGTAAACTTTGATGCTGGTGTACTAAACAACTATTTTAAAGCTAACAGTATAGTAGTAAATGGTACTGGTACAGAGTTATTAGTTAGTTGGATAGTTTTAGGATAATGAGTACTATTATTACATCTAATGGGTTAAGTAATTTTAATTTACTTAACAATCAACCTATGCTTGCAGATGCATTTGGTAGATTACGAGTATCTACACCCTTAACTTTATTTGATTCATCTCATAGATATAAAGATAATGGTCTATGGAATACATCTACAGCTAGTGGAGGAACAGCAGTATTTAGTGCTAATGAAGGTTTAGTAAACTTAAATGTAAATACTACAGCTGGATCTGAAGTATTAAGAGAGACCACTAAAGTATTTTCATATCAACCTGGTAAGTCATTACTAGTATTAAATACATTTGTAATGGCACCCGGACAAAGTAACTTAAGACAAAGAGTAGGTTATTTTGGTGTAGACAATGGAATATATTTACAACTTATTGATAATACATTAAGCTTTGTAGAAAGAAGCTTAGTAACAGGTTTTCCTACGGAAAATTCCTTTGATCAAGAAAATTGGAATGTAGATCCATTAGATGGTTTTGGACCATCAGGAATAACATTAGACATAACCAAAGCTCAAATCATGTTTATGGATATTGAGTGGTTGGGAGAAGGAACCGTAAGAATAGGTTTTGTTATAGATGGCAATTTTATACTTTGCCATAGATTTAATCATGCTAATTATATTACATCCACATATATTACAACAGCATCTCTTCCTTTAAGATATGAGATAACTAACTTAGGTGTTACAGATAATCCAAGCACATTAAAACAAGTTTGTTCTAGTGTTATATCTGAAGGAGGTTATGAACTTAGAGGAGCACAATTAGCAATAGGTACACCTATTACTACTCCTACAAGTTTAGCTACAGCAGGTACTTTTTACCCTATTGTAAGCATTAAACTTAGATCAGGATATTTGGATGCCGTAGTTATCCTTACTGCAGTATCCATAATGGGTGTAGCAACAGGTATATATAATTGGAAACTAGTAGCTGGTGGTGCTACATCTGGAGGATTATTTGTTCCGGCAGCAGCAGATTCTGCTGTAGAATATAATATTACAGGGACAAGTTTTACAGGAGGTAGAACATTAGCATCTGGATTTCTTACATCAAGTACACAAGCTTCAGTAAGTTTAGATATATTAAAAGAGGCCCTGTTTAGTTTTCAGCTAGAAAGAAATAGTTTTACTAATAATGCTTCTGAACTTACATTAATAGTAAGTGCAAGTACTAATACAGAACTTGTATATGCATCAATGGATTGGGAGGAAGTAAGTAGATAAAAAATTAAAAAATGAGTACACAGATATTTATAAACCCAGCAGGATGTAAAGTAGAATACACTAAGATAGCTGCCCACTCCTTTTCATTTGTTCCTGTACCAGAAGCAGCAGGTGGTCTACTTTATGGAGCATACAATGGTGTAGATGCAGATTTAAATAATGCATATGCAACATGGTCAAGAGATATATTTAATTATGAAAATAGCACACTTGCACCTATAGTAAAATATACTGATAAATCTGTAGGTATTCCATTACCAATTAACCTTGTTGCAGATGATGTAGTTACTTTATCCGGAACAGCATTTTTTAATAATGCTGATACTTATATACAGTCAGGTTATAGTTTAAGTTTAGTATTAGGAGTTTATTATTTTGATTGTGATGATCAATCAGACTTTATAAAATCTTTTACATTTATTCCAGTTGAATCATTTCCATTTGTAAAGGGTACAGTTTGTTTTGAAACAAGTGTAACTTTAAATTCTAATTATGATCTTCATAAAACTAGATTTCTTGTAGGATTTAATATAGTTGCTGAATGTACAGCTGAGGAGTGTCCACCATTTATATTACCTGTTCCAAATCTTGCTACTCTTTCATATACATTTGATATTCAAAGACCTTGTGCTGATGTAGTTACTGGAGGTAACTTTATAATTAAAAACTGTTGTGAGCCAATCATTACTGAGTTAGTATTTAGTCCAGGATTAGTAGTTGGAAATTTCTACTCTGATGATGAAGGCAACTGCTGGGAAGTAATAGAAGAATCTACAGATGTAACAAACTTTACAAGAACATTTGTAAATAATTATGTTTCTTGTCAAGAGTGTATAGATAATAATCCATGTCCACAAAATCTTGTAATTGTATCTTGTTGTGTAGAAGGACAAGAGTTTGTTACAGGATCTTTACCAGGATTAAATGTAGGAGATACATTTGTAGATAATAATGGATTATGTTGGAATGTTTTTGGTGAAACAAGTGGACCTATATCTGAAGAATCAATTACTGTAGATACAATAATACTAGGTGATTGTGACACTTGTACTACAGCAAATCCATGTCCAGATATTTGGTATATAGAATCTTGTTGTGCAGAGATTAGAGAAGCCATCTCTACTACAGTAGCTTTAAATGTAGGGGATGCTTTTGTAGATACAAATAGTATATGTTGGTCAGTTATAGGGCCAGCACAACAATTACCTACAAATTATGATATAACAGTAGATGTTGTATATTCTGGTGGTACTGATAACTGTGCAGACTGTATAGCTGTTTACCCATGTCCTACAGAATATTTTCTTACTATAAGATCTTGTTGTGATCCTGATAGAATAGAAGTAACATCTGTACCGGCTGCTAATATGTCTTTTTCAGAAGGTACTATTTTCTCTGATACATACGGAACTTGTTGGGAAGTAATGTCTTATAGTACTGGAGGAGTAGTAACTTATCCTATTAATTTTGAAAGCCAGATAGGTATATTTAATAGTTGTAAAATATGTAGAATAAATACGCAAATCTGTATGATATTACAAGTAAGAGATTGTAATACGGGAGTTATTTATTCAGCATACTCTTCTACTAATTTTACTGTTGGTACATATGTTAGCGGTAATTATATAAGTACAGAACAACAGGCATGCTTTGAAATACTAGGTTATGGATATCCTACGGTAGATATTTTAGATGTCTACTTAAATAAATTTGGAGTTGCATTTAGCACATGCCCAGATTGTTTACTAGCATTGGAAGGAACTAAGGTAGTAGAATTACAGCCTTGTTGTGGAGGACCAAATATTATTGTAGATACTATAGAGCCATTTACACTAGGTGCTAATAATATATATTCATTACAACTAGATTTTAGTACAAATGGTTGTTATGTATTAGTTGGATTCAGTTTAGGATCTCCTACAGCAACAGTAAATACAATATATGGTTCTTATACAGGAACAGATTGTACAGATTGTCTTTTATCATACCCATGTGAATAGTTATGAAAATAGTACTTACAAAATTAGTAATGTCAGCAGGTTATAGAGATGTAGATCACTTTCTCAATAGTGCATTCCATCCTCATTTGGCAGGAACCTGTACAGGAGTAAGTGCTATTCTTGCAAGTATAGCTTATTACTTTAATGAGATATTTGGTATTGTTCTTCCTGTAGGTATAGGTATCATATTACTCTTCGGTCTTGAATTCTATACAGGTCTTAAAGCATCTAAAAAAGAAGGTAAAAAGTTTGATTCAGAACTTTTTGGTAAAGGTTGGTTTAAGCTTTTTGTATACATGCTGATGATAGGGATATCCCATGCTATGGCAGAAAATATACAAGTTAAACCTATATTTGGATTTAACTTCAATGTATATGAATGGTTACATTATGCATTTTATAACTATGTAATTATTAACTTGTTCTGGTCTAACTTAGAGAACTTCAAAAGGTTAGGTTGGACAGAGTACTTACCTATATTAAAATATTTAGCTAAGTTTGTAAAAGATGAACCAATAAAACCAACTAATGATGAAAAAGAAAACTCTTAGAGAAAGATGGAGAGCTAAAACTCCTAAGTTTTGGAAAAGAGTCCAGAGATGGGCAATTATTACTGGAGCTGTTGCAGGTATTGTAATAGCAGCACCGGTAACATTACCAGTAGCAGTAGTAACAACTGCAACATATTTAGCAACTGTAAGTGCAACCATTGCAACAACTGCACAGTTTACAGTAGATGATAAAAGAGAAAGTATTATAAATCCTTAAATAAATAAAGATGGCCAAAAAATCAGTAAAAGTAAAAGACGTAGAAGTAGAAGTAAAAACTAAAAAAGTCAGAGTTAAAGCAGTTAAGAAAGACAAAAAAGTTGACGTAGTAGTTGATACTCCTAATGTAGATGTTGAAGTTCACAAAGATGAAGTAAAAAAAGAGTTTATCTTAGATAGTAAGAACTTAGATGTCAATGTTTCTAAAACAGAAGAAGGAACTAAAGTAGTTGTAGAATCTGAAAACAAACTATTTAAAAAAGCCGGAGAGTGGCTTTCTAAATTTTGGGTTAAAAAATTCAACAAGTAATGGCTGAACTAGATCTTAAAAAGATAAAACAAGTACCTCTTTCGGAAGGACAGTATGTAAATGAGGATACTAAAAAAGTACAGATTGTACTACATCATACAGCAGGAAATTCTTCTGCTCCTGGTACAATTAAAATGTGGAATGCTGATGACAGAGGTCGTATTGCCACATGTGTAGTTATATCTGGTAGAGGTCTTTCTAAAGATACATTTGATGGTGAAATCTGTCAAGCATTTTCATCTAAGAAATGGGCATATCATTTAGGAGTTAAGTCTGATGTATTTAGAGCTCAAGGATTACCATATAGATTATTAGATCCACTTGCAATAGGAATTGAGATATGCAACTGGGGACCATTAACTCAAAAAGCAGATGGTAAGTATTACAACTATGTAGATAGAGTAGTACCCAATGATCAAGTATGTGAACTTGCAGTTCCCTACAAAGGTCATAAATACTATCATGCTTATACAGATGCTCAGATAGAATCTGTAAGACAATTGCTTGTATATTGGGGAAAAATACATGGTATTCCACTTACGTATAATGAGAAGGAAATGTGGAATGTTTCCTATGAAGCTCTTAAAGCAGAACCAGGAGTGTATACACATAACTCTTATAGAAAAGATAAGACAGATGTATCTCCTCAACCTAAGTTAATAGCAATGCTTAAAACATTATAAAATGAAGTTTAGAAATAGCTGGAAGAGTCATAAACCAAGTTGGAAGACAGTAACATTTAGATGTAGACTATCTTTAGTAGATCTGTTTTCTATTGAAGTAGACCCACCTAGAAATTTCTATGCTTTGACAATTTTAAATTTTACTCTTAAAAATAGATAACTATGAAAGCTACAACTAAAAAAACATCAGTAAAACCTGTTGCTAAAATGAAATCAGGTGGTGCTAAAAAAACTACTTCTAAAAAAATGTCTTTAGGAGGGGCACCGAATTTAATCACTTTTGATGGAGGTAAAAAAAGAAGAAAAGAGGGAAAATGGAAAGGTGATAAATCATGTAAAAACTGTCCAAATCATGGGTAATAAATAATAACACTTTACAGTAGTTATCAGATCTAAGATAGACATATATAGATTAATGAAGTCCAGGTGTATTTAATACCTGGATTTTTTTGTTTAAACCTATTCAGTTTAAACTTTTTTAATATATTTGTCTAAACATTAATAAGAATATTATGGAAAACCAACAACAAATGGAAGAATTGTCACCAGAACAATTAGAAGCAAGAAGAGATGAAATGAGAGAATTTTATGAAAAGTCTCTTCCTTATCTTGAATCACAAGCAAAGTATGAAAAATTGTTAACTGAAGTAGAGGAAGCAAGATATAAGAGAGCTACTATGCAACTTCAGTATGCAACAATGATGGCAGCAACTCAACAACCTCAAGAAAATGAAGAGGATGATGAACCAGTAAGAAATCAAAAAGTTCCAGCACAAGCACCTGCTGGTAATAAGAAGTTAAGAAAAGGATAATGGCACTTGTTAATCAAGTACAAAAAAGGGTTAAGATGCCCAAATGGGATGTTGTAAAACTTCAGATTCTTACTCATTGTTATATTAACCGTATAACAATGAGTGAGTCTGATCTCGACTGTCTTACATTATTAAGTTTTAATCAACCTATAGAACTTAGTAACTTTTGTCTTGATGCATCTTCAGAAGAAGATTGGATATTTAAATCTCCGCAGACTGTAAGAAATTGTATTAATAAAGCTGAGAAAAATGGACTTATAATAAAAGATCCTTCTAATAAAAAAATTATTATGTTGAATCCTGATTTAAAAGTTCAAACAAATGGTACAATATTATTAGACTATAAATTTTTAGGATATGAATCCGAAGAAAGCAAATAGTTTGTATAAAGAAATAGTTGAAGAGTTTGATGTCTCTGAAGATTTAGTAGAAAACTTAATTGAAGACTACTATAAAACATTAAGAAAAAAAATGAGCAGTTTAAGTGACTTAAGAATAAATGTAGATGGTCTAGGTCATTTTGTAATTAAAATTCAAAAAGTTAAAAAAGCAATTCCTCATTATCAAAAAGTTCTACAAAATCATGATACCTCTACTTTCGGTGCTTATCATAATAAAAAGAGTGTAGAAGAAAAACTAGAACTTTTATCTGCAATAGATGAAAAAGCAGAAAAAGAATTAACTAAAAAACAAAACTTTAAAGATGAAAAATACTCTCAAATTAATTTGGCAAAACCGGAAACAGATTCTGGAGGGGATAACTAATACTATTATCCGTGATGAAACTGTAGAAGAAATTGCTAGACTTAGATATTCTATATGTGATGAATGTGAACA